TCACATCTAATTGGTTTATTTATAGAGAAGAATGATGTACTATCATCATGAAGATATTTTTCCATTCTTTTCATTAATTCTTCGTCCGTTGTAATAGGTTTCTCTATCATCCCATTAATTAGTTGAGTCCTTATATATTTGATCCAATAGGGTGTGATGTATCCTACTACAATGTCCCATAAAACGTTTGGGAGTTTTTTCTTTGCGTCTTGATAATATTCTTCTGGTGTTAAGAATACTTGAGGTCGTCGTCGTCTTGGAGTCTTGGAGTTGGTAGTAATCATAGAAGTCATTTTGTTTCGGTTCGACTTTTTATATCAGAATTTTCGGTTTCAATTTTTTTTTCAAACTTTTTTAATTCATTTTTTATTCCATCTAGTTGTTCTTTGGTTAATTGGTCATTCTCTATCAAAGTCGATACTCTATCAAGTTCGTCTACTATTTGTTGACCCGATACGGTTTCTGGTTCTTCGTAATTTTCACAGTCACTACCACATTCACTTTGATCACATAAATCACAATGATTTTCTTTGAAACATTTGAAATCCCAGTACTTATCCCAAGTGAGATCGAGATTGTTTTTAGTAATTGTATATAGAATAGATGGACTGTATGAATCGTATTCTTCGCTACAATTGAGACACCCAAACGAATCCATTTCTTCACTAATTGCTTTACTTAGACCATATTCGGCTATAATTTCATCGATTTCCTTGAGAGAGAGATAACTTATTTCTCTATTAAGTTCGTTGTGAATAATATCGTGGACTTTATCTTCATATTGCTCTTTCGTGAAGACATCCTCAAATAGTTCTTGGAATACTTTATCTTGGACTTGTAGTTTGAAATCTGAGAAGTTCATTTTTTTGTTTTGCAGGCTTTGATATATTTTAGAGTTTTTTTGGAATCAATTTTTTTTTCTGCGTTTTTTTATCGGAATTTTTTTATGTATTCAAAGTAAATGAGACTACTAGAATTATTTTCAGGTACTGGATCAGTTCGTAAAGCAGTTGGTACTCGATTTGACGAGACTGTTTCCATTGATATACTACAAAAGTTCAAACCAACGGAAGTCACTAATATATTGGATTGGGATTATCGGAAATACCCTACGGGACACTTCGATGTTATATGGGCATCGCCTCCGTGCACTCAATACAGTATAGCAAAATCACAAGGAGTAAGAGATATTGAAGGTGCGAATGCTATTGTAAAGAGAACATTAGAAATAATTGAATATTTCAAACCTAGATTATGGTTCATGGAGAATCCACAAACGGGACTACTAAAAAAACAAGATGTTGTTAAAGATATTCCTTTTTATGATGTTGATTACTGTCAATATGGAATGTTGTATAGAAAACGCACTAGAATATGGACTAATAAAGTGGGATTCACTCCTAAGCTCTGTGATAGACGTACTTGTCCTGGTATGAATGGAACACGACATAGGTTATCTTGTGGAAATGCTAATCAAGTAGAACGACCAACTACTTTAGTAGAACGATATTCTATACCTTCTCAGTTGATAGTAGAATTATTTGATTAGCATCCCCCACAGGGACAGTCGCTGTCATCATCTTCTGGTTTTGGTCGGGACTTGATCGTATGTTCAAGCATTCCGCGGACTTTTTCTATCAACTTTTTTGTTTCGTCTTCAAGCTCTTTGTCCTTCTTTAATAATTTTTGTAGAGCTTCCAATGCTTCTGCAAGGTAATCACGATCTATATTGCACATATCTATACTAGAGATTTTTTAGGATTCAATTTTATAATTCATGATAAACAATTCTCTGTTTCTTGGTTCTCGTTTGGATATAGCGGACATCTTATATATCGTAGAAACTGGCTGAATATTATATTGTTTGAATATTTCTCTTACATCATCTGAATCATTCATTGATAGTAAGAACTTACCTTTAATATTTTTAAGGATACTTTCAAGGTCTACTAAATTAAATTCATCGTGATTATAGAAAGATGTTTTTATACTGTTCTCATAGGGTGGATCTAAATAGAATAATGTACTGGGACTATCATATAGTTTAATTACATTCTTGTAATCACTGTTCATAATAATAGTATTTTGCAGTCGTTCAGGATACAATCTGTAGTTTGTCCTGATAAGTCCATTAGGATTTCCATAAGTCTGTCTATTGACCATAAAGCTACATTTTGAAATGATAATATCACGCTTTGCTTTTTCTTTAACACAAGAAGGGTTAGAAGCTTTGTATTTATTAAACTTATCCTTATCAATATCTCGTTCGAGTTCTTCATGAATCTCATTGCCGTACGATTTTAGTCCATTATGTATATTAAAAATTCCTTCGTCCAGATCGTTGATTACTTCTATCTCTGATGGATTTTTACCATAGAAAACAGATCCGCCACCAATGAAAGGTTCACAGTATGTAGTATGTTCTGGGAATAATGCAATGATTCGTTTTTTTAGTGATTTTTTACCACCTACTCGTCCAATTGGTGGTTTCATTTTATTATACTAGAAATATTTTTTTTTTAGGATTCAAATTTTTGAATTCGTAAGAACTTAAATAATATGTACCATATATATATTAAGATGGTGCTCGATATTATTGACACAGCGACTAATAAAATTCATGTTATTGAAGATGGTACTACTATTGAAGATGTTATATATGCACTGAAATTCTTACACGCTGAACGGGAACGCTGTAGAATAGCAAATAAGAAACGATATGTCCCGACTGGAAAATCTAGAGGCAGACCTAAGAAAAATTCAGAATCGTCCGGCTCGGAATCGGGATAAAAAAAATTGAATACCCGTGCGATTAATTCAGAACTTAAAAATATATTACGGGTATAGAATAGGATGACGATACATACTATTTTAGCCTATGCGTCTGAAAATGATTTACCTATGAGTGCTATTACTACGAACCCACTATTTGATACTAAAAAGGGCAGGGTTAGTAAGGGAAAAGCAATTCCTCATTTCAAGTGGACTGAAAAAAAACGATGGGAAGTTGGTAAGACTAAAAAGGATCGTAATGGAAATAAACCTACCGCTTGGTATTTATATCTTAAAAAGAATGCTATTTATGTTATAGACATTGATGTTAAGAATGGATTGACTGCTAAAGATGTACTTACAGAAGAAGCTTGGACAGGGTTTTTCAATACATCCAAGTATATTGTTGAGACTGGTTCTAAGGGTATACACGTATATTATTCTATCCCTATTGATTGTGAAGTGAAAGATTCTATAAATGTTGATTTGAATCATTTAATCAAAGAAGAACACAAATCCGTGACAAGTATTGATATTATAACTGATCATATCATATGTGAAGGGTCTTCTTACGAATATGAAACACAAAAATATGAATATACTGCTTTAAAAGGTGATATTTATCAAACAATCCATAATGAAAATATATGGAATGCAGTGTCACCTTTTATCACTATCAAAAAAGAAACGATTGAAGAAAAACAAGAACGAAGTATGAAAGAAGTTATTCGTTCTCTTGATTACAATGAAATCATAGACCATATTGATAATATTCCAAATGTCAATTCATCATGGGAACAATGGTATAAAATGGGACAGTTGATTTATAATATTTTAGGATCTGAAGGGTTGCAACCATTTATAACCTGGTCTTCTAAAAATGAAAGTAATCACAGTGATAAGTCTACAATTGATTTATGGAAGGGTTTATCTGAAAGACAAAGTGGTTCTACATTAACTATTGGATCATTATTATATCTTTCGAAACAATCCAATGAAGACAATTATAAAAAGATTCGTGCGAAATATGAACCCTTGAGTTATACCTCTATTAAATTGATGATAGAAGAAAATCACTTCTTTATAGAAGAACCGAATCCTCTTTATTGTAGGATAAGAGATAGGGATATTATAACTTATAAGCCATCAGAGTTTAGTGAGATTTTGAAGCCTTACAATGTAATTGTAAATGATAAATTAAAATCCTTCTTTGATTTATGGTCTCGTGATAATACAAGACGTACTTATAAAAGGTTTGGATTTTATCCTGATGGAAATTGTCCTTCTAATGAGTATAATAGATTTGTTCCAGCAGAGGCTTCCTTCTTACCAGTTAAAACAGTCCCCATTGATCCAATTATGCATCACTTCCACATTATGTCTGGAGAAGATGAAAAGGCAAAAGAATTTCTTATAGATTTCTTTGCTCAAATAGTACAACAACCTGCTAAAATTATAGGAGTGGCTATATTACTGTATGGGATCGAAGGATGTGGTAAGGATATTCTTGTAGATTGGATTGGAAAACGTATACTAGGTTACCATCAATACAATAAGCCTGGTAATATTGCTAATATGTTTAAAGGATTCAATTCAGAACTGGCTGGAAATTTACTATTTCATACTGATGAGATTGAGCTAAAAGTTATTAAGAAGTACAATGAAGATTTAAAAAGAGTTTTGACAAGTGGTCGGATTAGGATTGAAGGAAAAGGAAAAGATGCTATTAGTATTGATAGTTACATTCGATTGTTCATGACAACCAATAATAGAGATGCTTTAGTTATTAGTGCTACAGATAGGCGTTTTGCAGTGTTTCGATCATCTGATAAGTATAGAAATAATATGGAGTACTTTAAAAAATTAGAATCCTTCTTGGAAGAAGAGGGAGTAGCCCGTTCGTTCTATGATTTCTTAATGGCTCGTGATATTAGTCAATTCGATCACACGAAACGACCAGAGACTGAAATCTATAAGGAAATGAAACAATCTTCTATGAATCCTATCTTACAGTGGATCAGTAATGATACATTTGATGAAACTAAAATGAAATCGAGTGAATGGCTTGTGAAATATAATAATTGGGCTGAAATGTATAAAGGTAGAATTCATAATTTAACATCTTTTGGAACTGCAATTAATGATTTTGCTAGTAAGAATATAGGAATTGTAAGAAAGGTTACTATGAATTGTAAGGAACTCACTATCAACAAGGAAGAAGTTTTGAGCTATATGGAAAAGGAGGGGTTGATTTGAAATATGTCGAGTATGTCGAGTTATGTTGAGTATGTTTTTATACTCGACATCCCTTAGAACTCATTTTAATTATTTATTTCATAGTAGTTGGTAGTATATATTTTATTATATATTTCTTCTTATGTCGAGTATGTCGAGTTAGAGGTCATTTTTAGAATTCTTGGAAAACGACTTCCAGAATTCCGAATTCCTGGAAACTGGTATTCTGGAAGTCCTTTTTATATAAATAGAAAACATACTCGAAAGTCGCCATACCCGCCATACTCGACATATCCATAATAGGACTTCCAGAAAATAATGAACCCCTATTTAAAAAATTGATTTGATATATATAATAATAAATTGCAAATGACTCAATTATCTATCATGAAATTCACAGTCCCAATGAAACTATCAAATGAAACGAAAGTAAGTCAGTATATCCAAGACTCAACTATATTAGATATTAAAAAAATAGAAATCCTACACGCCAGATTTGTACGAGGATTGAAAGAAGATTATGGCTTTACAATGAAACAGATCAAAGATATAGAAGATAATTGGTTATGGTGCGGTTACAGACTCGAGAATGATGATGATTCGTCTGGTTGGATGATATACAAAAGTTATTTCGATGATACACGACCAGATTTTGAAGATAAATGTGTATGTAGGCAAAAATTATTCGTTCGTAATGATTATTTAACAGATGGTGATGGAAGTATACTTATTATTGGTCAATGTTGTAAAGATATGTTTATTAAAAATAGACTAAGAACTTGTACTGAATGCAAAATACCACATAAAAATAGAAAAGACAATTTATGTAATGATTGTAGAGAATTAAAAAAAGAAAACCTACGTCGTGGTACGAAATGCGAGTGTGGTAAATATAAAAAAAGTGGATTCTTGACTTGCTATACTTGTAAATAGTTTACTATCTAAAGAATAGTTTCTTATTCTATAAATAGGAATGAATCAAGACCTATACAACATCGTACTAAAACTAAAATCAGAGGGAGTCGTATTAAACTCTACTGGAATCTATACCACAAAAGAAGAGCCCTTCAAACAAGAAGAAATCAATCAAGCTATTGATGTTCTAAAGGATGCGATCAAGCTCATCCCGTTCATGGTGAAGAAAACGACAAAAAAAGCACTTGTTGGATCGTACTGTCTAAAAAGTAA